AGTTGCTGCGCCACCTTGTCCTGGAGTACCAGTGAATGGGTGATCGTAAACTTTTACGACAATGTTGCAACGATAGTTTGTGCTGTCGCCTCGTGATCCTTCATCAAAACCACTTACGCCACCGCTAATCCATGCATGCATGAACTTTTGCCAGTTCCACAATTGATCTTGGTCTGCAAAAGCACCACGAGCAAATGACACAGGTGGGAAGTCTGACTGACCTACCATCTTGTGTGGGTGGGTGTTCATTCCACCTTCACGGTAAGGGATTACTTCGTTGGTAACGGCAAGACCGCCCATTGAAGCAAAACCAAGGTCACCAATTCCCTGTGTAAGGTTTTGGAGTTCTGAGTCAAGCGGTACAAACTTGACCGTGAATTTAAAGTTGCGTAGAGGATCTGTCCTCATTGTACGTGCCATGTTTTCTCCTAGGCGTTAGTAGTTACGGTTGAACCACCAGTCCATTGACTGATGGTGATTACGACAAATTCAGCAGGAGACTGCAAAGCGACTCCGATAGATACGTTTACCCGACCGTCTTCAATATCTGATTGCGTGTTGTTTGACGAGTTACAAATTACGTAGAAGGCTTCTGATGCGGTGTTACCCTTAAGTCCACCAGTAGCCCAGAACGTGGTTAGGAGTGCAGTCAAGCGCACAGAAATGTCTGTCCACAAACGCTGATCGTTTGGTTCAAACATTGCGAATGCTGTCTTTTCCTTAACAACATCTTTCAGGTAGTTTATTGAACGGCGAACCGTGACAAACTTGTCTGAAGTATTGCGAGCCAATGTACGAGAACCGTTGATGATTACACCAACACCTGGGACCAAAGTAAACAAGTTAATTTGGCTGTTCTTGTACACAGTTCCTTGTTCTGCTTCCGTCAAAGTTGCAAGCAACCCATATACGTTGCGGATGTCAAGTCCGTACCCAGCAGGTGCTTTGGCAATACCACGAGCAACTTCTGAACGAACCATTGCGCCAAGAACCGCACCACCTGCGTAGGTGTTACGGATAGCAGCAGCACCAGTCTTCTTAGGATCAAACATCTTAAGTGCTGGTCCGTATACTGCTGCGTAACTTGACTTGGTGTAGCCAGATACTGCCGTGGTGAGTTCGTTTGCGCTGATAGCGGTAAGTGGTGTATCAACAATAAGCATTGAGTTTCCACGTGCTTCCATTACCGTAATAGCGTTGTTGATAATCGTTGCTGATGTTTGACCAACAAGGTTAAACAACATTCCTGAAGCAATGGTTTCGTATGAATCCAAAGCAGTTGCCCACGATGCTGAGTTAATTGATCCAGAACCATCTGATCCTCCTGAGAAGGTTACAGTGGTTTCGTAGTCATCAACACCAAGGCCAGTTACAGTAAGTTCTGTACCAGCAGCAACGGTTGCAACAGTTGATGCACTTACATAAGAAGAGTAAAGATCAAGAACTGTTGAAACATATCGGTAGTTTTCTGGGTCAACTGAAAGGTTGTTCCAGCGCTCTACTTCTGTGCTGTTGAGTTTTACAACTACTGAGAACAAAGAGTTCTTAGTAATCTTTGGTGCTGTAGAAACATCTTCCAAAGTCTCTGGATCATAAACATAATCGATTGTTACATCGTTACCCCATGAACCTTTTGATTTGGTCATCAAGGTAATCAATGGGGCGCTACTTCCACCGCTAGGTGTAGCAGCCAAAACGCCAGATGCTTTTACTGCGGTTGAGTCAATAACTCGTGTTACATAGGCAGTCTGTCCACCGTTAGCAAAGTAATGATAAACGGCATAACCCAAATCAAATGAGTTGCTCAATTCACCAAACAAACTGGTGTACTGGTTCCATGAAGAAACAAGCGTTGGCGTGGTTGGTCCACGATCTGCTGTACCTACAAATGCGGCCGAAGTAGGGCCGTTAGTTGTCGTAATGTTGGTAGCAAACGTACCTTCCTGTACGTAAACTCCTGGGCGTTCGTATGCCATTTTTACTCCTAAAGTGTAAAGGGGGTTGGGAAAAACTTACTAATTGAAACCATGCAGTTGAGATGTAATTGTACTATTAATTTCGGTAATGGGTTGAGTACCAGTCAGTTGATCAAGCATCTGGTGCGTGATCTCTGAAGACATTTTGAGAGTTAATACCTTACGGAATATGCGTTTGCGGTAACCCGATTCCATATCCAGCAAGTCTGCGTTAGTCCAGTCCAACATGTCAAACCTACGGGAAGTCCCGTCTGCCTGTATGTAGATTGAATTCCAACGCCAAGGTGCAACCCTAGACATAATTCCAGACGTTAATTGTCTGTCATGTAGGGCAGATCGTGTGTAAATAGATACCTGATATAGCAGGTCTATTGGTATAAAATCGTCAGCAGTATAGAATTGTGACGAACCAGATGTAGCACTGGCTGAGATACCATCAGCCTCGTTAGGCCAGTAATCAAAGAATGCTGGGTGTCCTTCAAACAAAGTGCTTGCTGATGTATCTGCGTATATCGTTACGTCCGAATGCTGGCGCTCTGATGCATGGAGAACGTCAATAAGTTCAATGGTTATGAATGGGTATTCTCTTTCCGTTTCTCCTTCTGGGTATCGGAAAAAGACCTTTACTGGGCGGCTTTCATTACGGTCATCCGTTACATATAAGCCACTAAAACGAAGTTTGATAGCCTCATCTTCGGCAAGAAGAAAACCAGTTCTCATAAATGAGTCCTCATACCAGTGAGCATGTCTAGGCGCTTATTGATGGACGAGGTAAGCCTTCTAGATCCAGTCAGGCATTGGTGGCGCAGTAACGACCGTGCTGGTGGACCGTACTCTAGGGCGTGAGCCTTTTGTGCTGAACGGGACAAAACCTTATATGAGAAAGTTTGTTCGTCTGCATTATATGTAATTCTAAAATCTTTACAAATATCTTTGTATTGAGGTTCCGCATCAATCAACCCTTGTTTAGCCACTTGGACTTCTTCATTTAAGGCTTCAGTTACTGCCTCTGAAAGGTAATCGTCTAAGTGTAAAAACAGGTCACCAAAGAAGAGAATAGGCGAAGGAATGCCTTGTACGATAGATTTTTTGTGCGAAGAACTAAGGGTAGTCTTGATTTTAGGTTTGCCAGCCATAGGCACTCCTTAGTTCTAGGCGATGTTTGCATGCCGCACGGCATGCTATATCAGTTTACCAGGAATGTAGGAAGTGTCGAAGGCCAAGGGAGATCGTTGATTCCCATTGTCTCTGGACCTGGATCAAATGGCATTTCTTGATCAACATACACTTCAATACCTTCAACAACGATTAACACGTCATCAGATGCACGTCCTCGTACTCGGTACATTGATACTGAGTAGTAACGACCATCATAGAAGAACATATCGTTTAGGTGTCTTTGGTATTCGTAAGGGTCGTTTAACCCAGCATCACGAGCGTCTTGAATCGACATAACAGCGTTTACTACCTGTACAGGTTGACGACCTTCAGGAATTGCTCTCTTAGTATCTTCTGTTTCTGTCACCATAAGCACAGGAAGCGTCACACCTTTAGCGTATGTTTTACCACCAGCCCCAGAATTTCCTTCATCGTAAATGTCGTCAAGAGTGCTTCCAGAATTAAAATTAATAAACTCAAACCAGGTAATGTGCTCACCTACATGACGATGGTGCTGGCGGTAATGCTTACGTATTTGCCCAAGTTCTCTACGGGGATCCATAGATTACCAACCCATAATTGCGGCGGTGGAGTACCCCTGCTCAGGCTCAAGTTCAAGATATACGTTTTCACGCATAGGTTCGTTCTGGTTTTCAATAGGAATATCGCCGTGACTAATTTCAGGCCATTGACGCTCAATTGGTCCCATGTCACCAAGTTCACGAGCACGGTAAACAGGAACGAGGTATCCAGTAGTGCGAGACACACGGCGAAGATTCATTATCTCAATACGCTCAAGACCAATGTTTAGAGCACGAGCCTGAGCCTGGTAGTTACGGGTCCAGTAGTCAAGCATGGATTGAACCATGCGGAATCTTTGGCTGGCAGGAATATGCACAGATTCAGATGTGGTTACGTCAATATCACGACTGTATTCGGTAAGTAATCCCCACAGGGTTTCAACTACGGTAGCCATGCCAATGGTGTCGTAAATGATTGGTGTGAGGTTTTCCAAGTGAACATCTAAGTTGTAGATGTGCTGCTCAATGGCATGTGCAGCAAAGTATTCAAGGTCCTTTGGAAGTACCCACTCGTAGTAATAACCTTCAACCATGATTTTAGTGTTAGCAGCAAACGATTGGTTAAACCGCATAACACCGTTACGTTCATCTAAAGAATAGTACGCAGATGCAGTTGTGTCAGCCCCAATCTCCACAGGGC